AGGTTGGGCGCTGCTTGCTGGGACAATGGTAGCTCAGACGAAGACATTCGGATACTCCTTCCCGTTTTCCTTACACCACTTGCGCAGCCCGTGAATGACGGTTGTGTGGTCACGACCGCCTAAAATCACGCCAATTCGAGGCAATGACAGCCCCATTTCAGTGCGCAGGCGGTAGGCAACCTCGTATCGAGCCATCACATAGCCCTTTGTGCGGCGATTACCCTTGATAGCGTGCGGTGGGACGCCTGTTGCAGCCTCTACCTCACGAAAAATGCGGTTTCGCTTGTCTCCCGGCATCTCAATCTTGGTATTTTCCGCCAAATTGACAGGGGTTTTGGGGTATAGATACATTTGACTTCTTCGGAACCTCCAAATTGTTGCGCTGGCAGTGTGCTCTGACCATCGCATAGACCTTCTGACGCAAATTCTTAGCGGTTTTCTCCTTTGAGCGCAATCCAAGCCACCAGGCTATGTAATTGTAGCTGTACCGGCCCGTTTTGTACGCTTCGTAGGCAAATTCCGCCCTTGCATGAGCAAGTTTGGCAGGTCTTTTGCCCTGACGCAAGGGGCCTTTGAACTTTATCTCGCCCGGCTTCTTGTATCCGTACTTCTTGATGGACCTGCGGGCTATGTCCTCAATGGACTCAAAGTTAGGGTCTACCCAGAACGGGTCGGGTAGCTTGTACTGCTCATGTGGCATTTTTTCTCCTTGTGATATTATCCCCGCATGGAACAGGATATTGAAGAACAGCTCGTAGAGCTTGCCGTATCATACTATGCCGACCCTGTGGGGTTTGTGCAAACTGCCTTCCATTGGGGTGAGGGCGATCTTGCTGATTTTGACGGACCAGACAAATGGCAGGCAGAGTTTTTAAGGGACTTTGCTGAGCAGCTGGTAAAAGCCGAGGCTGGTGTCCCAATTGAGCGACCGGGGCTCATTGACGATGAAGATTATAACGTTCGCTTCGCCGTTGCATCAGGTCACGGTATCGGCAAAGCGCAGCCAAAGTCTCTTGAAATTGACACGCCCTCTGGGCGCGTTGTTTGGGGTCAGCTCAAGGCAGGCGACTTCGTTTTTGGGCGTGACGGCAAGCCCACCAAAATTGTTGGCACATACGAGCAAGGTGAGCGAAACATTTATCGCGTAACATTTGATGATGGTTCCAGCACACTGTGTGATGAGGACCACATCTGGTCAGTGCGCGGTCGCCAAGAGCGCAGGAAGAACCTTGCTGGTTGGCGAAATATGACCACTAAGGAAATACTTGCAGCTGGCGTTAAGCGCAGTAATGGCATTTCTCAAGCTCGCCAGTGGGAAATTCCCACCATTGATGCTGTTGAGTTTCCACACCAAGAGGTTCCTATTGACCCTTACACTATGGGGGTTTGGCTTGGCGATGGCTCCTATAACGGCAAAATCACCTCCGCAGACCCAGAAATTGCCCAATACATTGGGGCTAAACAGGCAAATTATTGCGACATTACTTACACCGTTCCAGGTCTGACTGCGACGCTGCGCAAAAGAGGGTGGCTTGGGTTGCGCGCGCACGAAAAAGGCGTTCCAGATTGCTACAAATACAACACCCCAGACGTGCGCCTTGCCGTTTTGCGGGGCCTCATGGATACAGATGGCACGGTTGGACGTGACGCTAAAGCCGACTTTTGCACCACGTCCCCGCAGCTTTATAAAGACTTCCTGTGGTTAGCCCGCTCTCTCGGCTTCAAGGCATACTGCGCCAATGCGCGTGAGCGCGGCTACAAAAAGGATGGAAAGTATATCCGATGCCGCGATGCCTACCACATCCGCATCAGCGGGTACACAAATCCGTTCCGGCTCAAGCGCAAGGCGGAGCGGTGGAAAGCGCCCACACAAGACAGGTATGTCAAACGGTGGATTGAGAGCATTGAGTTTAGCCACCGCGAAGAAGCTATGTGCATTAAGGTGGAGGCGGAGGACAGCCTTTACCTGACGAACGATTTCATCGTCACGCACAACACCGCGCTTATCTGTATGATTATCATATGGTACATGACAACGCGCCCTAATGCGGTTATTCGTGTCACAGCAAACAACGAGGCCCAGCTACGCTCTACGACATGGCCGGAGCTATCACTATGGAACCGGCGCTCCCTCTTCGGTCATTGGTTCCAGTGGGAAGCGACTCGATTTTCAAAGAAAGGCGATAGGGCTAACTGGTATGCAGAAGCGCTTACCTGGAACGAGGCAAACCCGTCAGCCTTCGCTGGTAAGCACGGTCGATTTTATTTGACAATTTACGACGAAGCGTCTGGCATCCCGTCTGTCATCTGGGAGACGACCAGAGGATCAATGACGACTAAGGGCAATGCCCATGTCGCGCTAGGCAACCCGATTGAGCCCAGCGGCGGCTTTTTTGACATTTTTCACAACCCTAAAAAGTCAATGATGTGGAATCTCCGCCATATCAACTCACTGGATACCCTGCACGGTAATTCATCTGAGCTTCGCTCAATCATGCGCGAGTATGGCCCAGATCACGACACAACCAGACGCCGCGTTTTAGGCCAATTTCCACGCAAGGCCGCAACTCAGTTCATTTCCACTGCCGAGGTTGAGGCGGCTATGGAAAGACGGCTTGAAGCCGCTGATTATATGAGCTTCCCGGTTTACATGGGTGTTGACGTGGCCCGTTTCGGTGATGACCGCTCTTGCGTAATCTTGCGCCAAGGCCCCAAAGTTCTTGATATTCAAACTTTTGAGGGTCTTGACACGGTAGAGCTGGCAAAGGTGTGTACGGGAATTTTGCGCTCCCGCCGCGATATTCAAATGGCCTTCGTTGACGAGGTTGGCGTGGGTGCGGGCGTAATTGACGTTATGCGTCGCTACGATGACAGGGTTTCCCCTGTCAATGTGGGGCGTCGTTCATCGAACACCCGGCTCTACAGCAATTTGCGCATTGAAATATGGGACAAGATGCGTCAGTCCATCCCAACTATGGATATCCCGCAAAACGACCAACTGAAGCGCGAACTGACCAGCATTGAATACGATTTCAATAACAAGCAGCAAATGGTACTTGAGAAAAAATCAGACATGAAACGCCGTGGGCTAGAGTCGCCTGACATCGCAGACGCCCTAGCCTTGACCTACGCCCGCCCAGACGGGGCTGAGTTTGAAATGTTTGAGGATGACGACTACGAGGATTACGCCGTTGGCGCAGGTCGCAACCGGATTACGGGGTACTGACCCAATCTAGGTCAACGCTTTCAGAGTAATACCCATTTGATGACCCGTGCCACCGAATATCAACTGTGCCTTTGATTGTCCGTATGGTGTAGAAGGTCCAAGTGTTGCTATCATCAGTTTTCTTGGAGCCTTCGGGAACTTCATGGGAAACCCTTTCCTCTGCGACCAAAATAGGGGCGCCAAGAAGATCACCTAAATCGCCAGAAATGTCCTCAATTACCACATCTTCGCAGCAATCTTGCCAGTGACGCATCCTAAGCGCTTTACCGCCCTCACACACAAAAAGAATTTCGTCGTCCAAATCTTTCACCTTAATGTCGGTAAGCGTTTTACCGACAAGTTCTTCGATTCCAGCCATTTTCTTCTCCATGTGATACAATGGCGCTAATTGCGCGAGGTTTACATGCAAATTGACACCGAACTTACCCTACAAGAAATCCTTAGTGGGGTAAATCTAGCCGAACTCATTGACGCCTCCACCCTCGCCCGCATTGGCTCTCATGTCAAGAAGGGGATGGAGATTGACGAGGAATCCCGCGAGGATTGGATGGAGCGGCACGACCGCGCCATGGACCTCGCCATGCAAGTCTGTGACGAAAAGTCATGGCCTTGGGATGGGGCGTCTAACGTCATCTACCCAGCCATCACGACGGGCGCGATGCAGTTTGCAGCCCGCGCCATGCCAAGCATTGTCCCCGGTGCCAATCTGGTCAAGTGCAAGGTCAACGGCGACGACAGCGGCATCTTTGAGGTAGACCCGCAGTCAGGTCAAGCCGTTCCTGTGGTCCCGCCCGGTGTAAAGGCGCAAAAGGCGTCCAACGTCTCCCGCCATATGTCCTACCAGCTTCTCTGCGAGATTGAGAACTGGGAAGAAGACACCGACGCCATGATGCAGTATCTCGCCATTGCAGGCTGCGCCTTCCGCAAGGTCAGCTACGACAACGGCGTTATCAGCAAGTTCCTGCCCGGTTCGCAGGTTGTCATCAACATGGACGCCGAGAGCGTTGACTCTGCCGCCCGTATCTCTGAGTGCTTCTACCTGCACCCCTACGAGGTTCAAGAGCGTGTGGCGCGCGGTGAGTATTTCGTGGATGAGGGCCACGACCTACAATCCATCATCAACGAGCCTGACGAGTCCAACGACGACGACCAAGCGCTTGTGAAGCTGGTAGAGCAGCACACCCGCCTTGACTTGGACGGTGACGGCTACCCAGAGCCTTACGTGGTCATCTTCCACAAACACTCAGGCCACGTGTTTGGCATCTTCCCGCACTTCACCCCAGAAGACATTGAGGGTGACAGCTTCGGCGGCGTCGTGTCCATCAAGCACCGCCCGCCTTACGTCAAATACGACTTCCTGCCGAACCCGAACAACGGCCTCTATGGCATTGGCCTTGGCTGGCTGCTTGGGCCGCTTAACGAGCAAATCAACACCACCATCAACCAGCTTAACGATGCTGGCACCCTGCAAAACACCCCGATGGGCTTTGTGGCGCGTGGCCTTCGCATCAAGGGTGGTGACTTCTCGTTTGAGCCTGGTGAGTTTAAACAAGTGGACGTTGCCGGTGGCAATATCCGCGAGAACCTGCACCAGCTTCAGTTTGCTGGCCCCTCGCCCGTGCTGTTCAATTTGCTCGGCCTGATGATTGACGCCACCAAGGACATTAGCTCTGTCAAGGACATTATGACGGGCGGCATGGAGAAGAATGTTGCACCAACCACCGCCATGACCCTTGTGGAGCAGGGCAGCAAGCAGTTTAACTCCATCTTCAAACGTATCCACCGCTCGCTCAAAAAAGAGCTTCGGATGCTGTTTGAGATTAATGCTCGCACGCTGCCGCAGCAGTCCTACTTCATGTTCCTCGATGACCAGAAGGCTATTGCCCGCGAGGACTACGACCTAGAGTCCATTGACGTGATTCCGGTCACCGACCCGACGATGGCAACCGACGCCAAGAAGCAGGCCCGCATTCAAGGACTCATGCAGGCTGCGCAGATGTTCGGCCCGCTGATGAACCAGCAAAAGCTCTTCATGGACGTGATGGAAGGCCTTGAGGTCGAGAACCCGCAGGAATACTTCCAGCAGCCGCAGCCGCAAGGCCCAAGCCCTGACCAGCAAGCCAAGCTGATGAAGTCTCAGGCGGACATGGTGCGTGCGCAAGCTGACGAGCGCAATGCTCAGACCGATGCTGTACTCGCTCTTGCAACCTTCATGGAGAAGAACTCCAGCGCCATCCTCAACATTGCCCGCGCAGAGGGCGAAGAGGAAGGCCGACAGCTTGAGCAATACATCGCACAACTGCGCGACCTCAGAATGGAAATGAAAGAAGATGACCAGAATAGAGTTCGAGGAGTGGCGGGAGCACCCAACAACCCGCAAAATCCTCAAAATCCTGCACAAGCACTGTCAAGACCAACGGGAGGTTTACCACCAAACGGTCTGGGCTAATCCAGAAAATGCTGGAGAACGTGATATTGTCAGCCATGCGCTGACAGTGAAGGCGTATGAGCAATTCTTGGATGAGCTAGAGACAGGTGACTTCTGTGAAGATTAGACCAATCGGTTATCGGCTTATTGTTAAGCCTGAGACGGTCGAGGAGAAAGTTGGGAGCATCTACATTCCCGACGAAGCCAAAGACCAAAAACAATGGAAGCAGTCCAAGGGCGAAGTTGTCGCCATGGGCGAGCTTGCATTCACCACCGGCACACCCGGTAAGGAGGATTACATCGTCTTCCCTAATCGCCCGAAGGTGGGTGATGTTGTGATGTTCCGCGAGTACGCGGGCTACGCATGGAAAGACGAGGACGGCACCCGCTTTGCCACCCTCAACGATGATGACGTAATGGGCGTGGAGATTGCAGATGAGTGATGCAGCAGAAGTTCCAGGCGAAAGCAAGGTTGATTGGTCGCTTCTCGGTATGCCCGACGATGCCCCAGAGCCCGTAGAGCCTGAGCCCGTTAGCGAAGAGCCTACCGCCGAAGCCGAAGAGCTGCAGGATTACGCCGAGCCGGAATCAGACCCTGAGTTTGAGCCGGATACGGAAGTAGACACAAGCACCGGCTGGTCTGAGTCTGACGAGGACATTGCTCGCCGCTTTGGCTGGAAGCCCCGCACCGAGTGGAAGGGCGAAGTCCCGCCGACCTTCGTTGACGACCCGCGCGAGTTCCTTGCTGGCAAAACCAAGGTTCTGGATGACTTTAGTTCCGTAAAGGAACAACTGGAAGCCACTCGCCGTGAATTGCTGAAAATTCAGCAAAACCAGCAAGAGCAAACCCAGACGCAGGCGCAAAGCCGTATTGAGGCTCTTGAGGCTGAGTACGAAAAGGCGTTTGACGTTGGCGACAAGAAGAAGGCCCAGCAGCTCCTTGACGAGATTGTTGACCTCAAGTCCCGCGCGCCAGCACCGCAGCCTGACTATGACCCCGTAGTCCAGCAGGCCACGCAGAGCCCTGTGTTCCAAAGTTGGGCGCAGCAGAACTCATGGTATGTCGGCAACAGCTTTGAAGACGCTGCCAAGCGCCACTACGCCGACCAAGTGGGTCCGCAGCTTCTTGCCCAGCGTGGCCTGTCCGCTCATGACGTGATGAATGACCCCCAGCTTGAGCGTGAGTTTTACAACGCTGTGGCGCAGGAGGTTAACCGCGCCTATGGCAGTCAAAAGACGCTCCAGCAGCAGGCCAGCGCTCCAAAGGTGCCAAGCCAAAATGGCCGTCAACCCGCGACCACGCGCCGCGCCAAGAACGACCAGTCATTTGAGAAGCTGCCCGCCGAGGCAAAGGGTGCTTACGAGCGCCTTGCCCGCCGCAAGGTCTATGCGAATGACGACAAGGGCCGCGCTGAATATGCGAAGGATTACTTCGCTGCACAAAAATCCTAAGAAGGTGTGATATACTATGGCAACGGTAAAAGAACCGAAGACCACTAAGCAGAAAACTGGCTTTGCCACCGAGCGCAAGAAGCCGCTCTCAGGCAAGACAATCAGAACTCAAGTAGACGACGCTTGGTTTAAAGAGCAAGGTCTACGACCTTACTGGGCGCTAGATCGGCCTGGTCGAATCAATGAGATGTTGGAAGCTGGCTACCGCTTCGTCAGTGGCAAAGATTACGCTAAACGAGTCGCAGTTGGCCTCACAGAGCGCGATGGCGCGATTGCCATTGATGCTGCTGGACGTGACCGCCATACCGGCGAACCACTCAAGCTGTATCTGATGGCTATTCCGTTTGAACTCTACGAGGAGAGCCTCAAGGAGAAGCGGAAAGAGCGCGACGAGCGCATGTCCCAAATCAAATCTGGCTCGCGTTCCGATCTGGAAGAGCAAGTCGACACCTCCGACCGGATCAAGGTTGACCGTGTGGGAGGTAAATTCACCTAATGAGGAAAACTAAATGGCTAATGTTGATAGCCCGTTTGGCCTCCGCCCAGTCCGCTTCGACGCAGAAGACGTAAACATCTATTACGTCAACGACTCGACCAATGCCGTGTTCATTGGCGATCCGGTCTTTGCAGCGGGTACGGCTGATTCCAACGGCATCGAAGAAGTCAACCGTGCTGGCACCGTTGACGACACCACCCCTTCCAACAACTCCCCGATTGTAGGCGTAGTTGTTGGCATCGCATCTGACAAGGCTGGCACCCAGCTGCGCGATGACACCCTGTATCTGGCTGCTGGCTCCACCGGCTACGCTCTGGTCTGCGACAATCCTGACGTGCTCTTTGAGATTCAGGAAGACTCCGCAGGCGGCGCTCTGGCTGCTGCTGCCGTTGGCGGTAACTACAACCTTGAACTCGCTGCTGGCTCCACCGTGACCGGCCTGTCGGGCGTCGAGATTGACTCTAGCGTCACCGCCGCAACCAACTCCGCCTCCGCCAACGTTCGCATTGCTGGCCTCGCTCGTCGCGTGGACAATGCAATCGGCACGAACGCCAGGTGGGAAGTCAAAATCGTAAACCACCGCGCCCGTGCTGGCGTGGCTGGCGTCTAAAGGGAGATAAACAATGGCTGTTATCTCAACTGCTAATCACCCTAAGGCGCTATGGCCTGGTGTTAAGAAGTGGTTTGGCTCGCAGTATAGCGACCACCCGCTTGAGTGCATGGAAGTGTTCCCGACCATTGCGTCTGACAAGGCGTATGAGGAATACGTCCAGTCGAAGAACTTTGGTCTGGCCCGTGAAAAGGCTCAAGGCGCTGCTTACACCGTCGATAGCGACCGTCAGGGTTACACCTATCGTCTGGTGAACACGGCCTACGCCCTTGGCTATGCCATCACCAAAGAAGAGCTTGCTGACAACCAGTACGAGGACGTTGCGTTCAACCGTGCTGCCAAGCTGGCTCGCGCTATGCGCATCACCAAGGAAGAAATCGCTGCTGACGTTTTCAACAACGGCTTTGATTCCAACTTCCCGCTGGGTGATGGCGTAGAGTTCTTCTCCACCGCCCACGCAACCGAATCCGGCAACCAAGCCAACGAGATTACCGGCGCTGACCTGTCGGAAGCCTCGCTGGAAGACCTGCTGATTCTGGTTGAGCAAGCACGCGACGACCGCAACAACCGCATTGCGCTGCGCGGTCAAAAGCTGCTGGTGCCGGTTCAGGAAATGTTCAACGCTGAGCGTATCCTCGAATCCACCCTCCAGAACGACACGGCTAACAACGCTGTGAACGCTCTGCGCTCGAAGGGTCTCCTGCCGCAGGGCTACATGCCTTGGCACTATCTGGACGACTCTGATGCCTTCTTCATCACCACCGACCTGCCGGAAGGCACGGGCCTGATTTATCAGGAGCGCGCTGGTGTTGAGATGGATGAGGACATGGACTTCAAGACCAAGAACGTCCTGCACTCTGCTTACGAGCGCTATGCGTTCGGGGCAGCCGACTGGCGTTCAGTCTTCGCTTCCGAAGGCGCTGGCTAAGTCTAGCGGGGAGGGCTTCGGCTCTCCCCATTAGCTCTACAGGAGATAGACATGGCTATCAACCCGACTAAATTCCCGAATGGCATTCAGGCCCCGCTCCTTGACAAGACGGGCTCTGAAATTGCTGTTCTGACCGACAACTCTGGCGGCAGCGCATCTGACACCTTGGCTGCTGTTACCGCCACCTACAACGAGACGGTCATTGAGAACAACTTTGCTAGCCTTGCTGCAAAGATCAACGCCCTGCTTGACCGCTCGTGACTTTAAGGGGGCCTTGGCCCCCAACTTCTTTACATCGGAGACAAGGCCATGGCCGACACAGTATCTAGTGTGAAGGCATACGAAAGCCCGCGTCGTGGCGAGTATGTCTACCGTTATACCAACCGCTCTGACGGCACCGGAGAGTCCGCTGCTACGAAGATTGATGTTAGCGCGCTAACGAATGCGAAGGGCGCTGCTGGGACCGAGGTCAAGATTGACCGCATTGAATGGTCGGTCAGCGGATTTGATTACGTCCTGCTCTATTGGGACCACGCCTCCGACATCACCATCGGCGTCTTGAACGGCTCTGGTGTTATGGATTT